CGACCTGCATGACAAGTTTGCTAATGTGCTACGATTTGAAAAGATCAAAGGGTTCAGCAGAATGGTAAATTCTTTAGAGGTAGAGATGTAAAGAGATATAAAGGGGGGTTGCACCCTCCTTTTTTCATGCTATACTGTATAAATAAAGTACGCTTCATCAAAGAGCTTTATGCCTTGGAGATGAACAATTATATGGAGAATAATCATGTTAGAGACAAACGTCTATAGGGAATTTCGTGAGGATGTAGCAAAGGTCATCTTTGATCTCTCGAAATTTACCAGTAAAAAAATAAAGGTGCTTCAAAAGCAAATGAGCATCGGTAAGTCCTTCTTCATGGGAAATGAACTACCCAAGATGTTGAAAGAAGCATTTCCCGAACTCAAATTTATTATCAGGATTTCTCCAACCACTGAGGTTGCTGATGATGATTTTCTGGATGCAATTAGATTTGATAAAAATTGTAAGTTTAGAGCAAAACGTGTTTACGGTCGAACTAGCGATACTCTTAAAGAGGATCTTCCAGATTTCGCTTCTAGTGATAATGTTTACGTATTTTCTTTGACTCATAGTAGATTTGCAAGTGAATTTAAAGCAGGAACTTTTTCTGAATACATTGATAGAAGTGTTCTCTTAATTGAAGAAGCACATCAGTTTCTCGCAGTCGGAGATGAAGGAAATATTCCATATGGATGGGGAACAGGATACAAGTCTCCATTTGATGCTAACGTTGCAAAGAATTTAAGTGAGTGGGCAAATACTAATGGAAGAATTTTAGCATTTACTGCTACACCTACCATTCATCACACATGCTCTCTTCCCGGATATAGTTACGATATTCCAGGGACAAGTAGTAAATTGAGTGATCTATTTGATCCATGCAATGATCTCGCACCTATAGATGATTTGATTGAAACTCAATCATGGTTAAACGAGGTACACCAATACGAATTTGAAATGGGAGGACCTCCAAATACTAAGAGAGGAAAACCTGGTGCTGCTCAGGATTCTGTTAGAGAACCTATATGGCAGGCAATTGACAGTTTATTTGATAGAGAAAAAGAACTTGAAAAATTAAAAATTAAAGACTCAAATATTGAGTCAAAACTAACTGGACTTTTCATGTGTGGTATGGGTAAGGGTGTATGGGGATGCCCTATCCATAAAAATGATCATCATGATATTGGTATGGTTGAAATTATCTCTGATTATCTTTTGAGTAAAGGCTACCCTGAAGAAACAGAGATGATCGCTACCTTACAAGATGATAATGGTGGGGGTAATCGCATATGGGATTTGAGTGGTAAACCTCCAAAAACCCAGGATGGTAAAAAGAAAAAAGTTACTTTCGACGAAATCAAAAGAAAAATGTTGGATCCTAAGGATCCATTGAGATATCTGATTGTTATCAATAGAGCAAGATCTGGCATCAGCATCATGAATCTTGGTGCTTTGGTTGTTGGAGTTGTCAGAGATCCAGAATATTCTCGCACTCATATTCCTCTTCAAATTTTTGGTAGGTTGTTAAGAGGAAATCCTGGAACAGGCACTAGATTTACTGAAAAATATTGCAATAATCACACTAACTATCTCTCTGGATATCATCTAGATGAGAATGTTGACGTTGAAACAGTTGTAGAAACGTATAAAATTGCAAATAAATTTGATATTTGGTATCCAAAAGATAAATACCAAAAAACTCTTGATGTGTGGAAGGACGCAGTGGATGATCTTAGAAAAGATTATTGCAATGATGTTGATGCGGGATTTGCTTGGTTACATAAAATGACCGGGACTAAACCACCAGAACCATATTCTTTTGTTGAAGGTTTCACTGAGAAACTTTTGTGTCCTCACTGTGGAGAACCGGTGTTTTATTCTAAGGATAAAGTGGGTGACGGTACTTTGCTTCCATTTTTTCAATAAAATGACTACCCCAAACTGGCAGCATCACTCCAAGAAGGAGCAGAAAAGAAAACTCAAACCACAAGCGATGAGGTCTAGACGTGAAGCGTTAAGACACTTTAAGAAGAGGCACATGACCTCCCGGAAACGGGGGGTTTCCTTTTATTATGGGTTCATACGAAACGAAACACATGGTTGTACGGAACGAGATCAAGTCGCAACTCGCACGACTGCTTGCTACTGAAGACCTGATTGTAGAGCATAAGAAAGTCAAGACAGCATCCTTTGATGTGTCCCGTCGTCTGCTGGTGCTGCCGATGTGGGAGAGGGCAAGTGATAGTGTGTATGACCTGCTGGTTGGACATGAGGTTGGCCACGCACTCTTCACTCCTGACGAAGACCCACCAAAGGGTATTCCACACCAGTTCATCAATGTGACTGAAGATGCTCGCATCGAGAAACTCATCAAGCGTAAGTATCTGGGTCTGGCAAAAACATTCTTCCGTGGATATCGGGAACTCAATGATGATGACTTCTTCCAGATTGCGGATGAAGAAGTTGATGAGATGAATCTTGCTGATCGGGCAAACTTGTTCTTCAAGATTGGAAACTTTGTTGATATCTCTTTCACTGAAGAAGAGCAAGAGATCATTGACCAGATCCGTGATGCTGAAACCTTTGCTGATGCGTGTGCCGCGGCCAAGGTTCTTTATGATTATTGTAAGAAACCAAAGGAGGATCAAGATTCTCCTATCCCGGTTCCTCCTCAGTCCAATACCACTGGACAGGCAAACAATGAGGCAATGGACAGCGAACCTCAGGATCAGGAAGCAGAAGAGGAGAAGGAAGAAAAAACACCTGAGGGGAGTGACACTGCTGCTGATAGTGAGGATGAACCTACAGTAGATACGATGCAGTCCTTTGAGGATAATCTCCAGGACCTGATTGACGAAGAATCGACCTTTGAGAATGAGTATCTGGAATTTCCAGTGCTCAATCTTGATACTGTGATTGCCTCTAATAAAGAGATTCACCATGAGATTGATGCTTCATGGGAATATCAATCTAAATCTAAGGGACCTGAGATCTACAAACAGGCAGATGATGAATTCATCAAGTTCAAGAAGTCTGCTCAGAAGGAAGTCAACTATCTGGTGAAGGAGTTTGAGTGTAAGAAAGCAGCAGACTCTTATGCGCGAGCATCTACTGCCCGCACGGGTGTGCTTGATATGTCGTCACTTCACACTTACAAGTTCAATGAGGACATCTTCAAGAAAGTGACTGTTGTTCCTGAAGGCAAGAACCATGGTCTGGTGTTTGTCTTGGACTGGAGTGGTTCTATGCAGTATCTTCTGGAGGATACTCTGAAGCAACTCTTCAACCTCGTCTGGTTCTGTAAGAAAGTGGGCATCCCATTTGATGTTTATGCTTTCACGAATGAGTGGCGTCGTCGCAGTTTTGATTTTGCGACTGGTCAACATGTGGTTCCTGACATGACACCGCATTATGAGCGCAAAGTGGGATTGTTGGCAGTTGATGCTGACTTTAACCTGATGAATGTTTTGACCAGCAAAGTTTCTGCTCCTGAGACAGATCGTCAGATGCTAAACCTCTGGAGAATTGCTTTTTACTACACTCGTCAGTACAGGTTGGATTATTGTAATCCTCCTCGTCTGAATCTGTCTGGCACCCCCTTGAATGAAGCATTTGTTGCCCTGCGTCAAATTCTTCCCAAGTTTCAGAAAGAGAACAATGTTCAGAAAGTTCAGTGTGTTGTTCTGACTGATGGTGAAGCAAATCATCTCTCTCGTCACGTTGAAGTTCAACGCTACTGGGAGTCTGAACCTTACATCGGTCACCGCCAACTGAGCATGAATTGCTTCATTCGTGATCGTAAGTTGGGCACCACCACTCGTGTTCCCCGTGGATTTGCTGAGTTTGGTGACCTGATGATTAACAATCTCAAGCAGAACTTCCCTTATGTAAACTTCATCGGTATTCGTGTCCTTGGACCGAGGGATGCTAATTCATTCATCCGTCGTTACTATGAACAGGGGACAGATGAGTTTATCAAGATTCAGAAAGATTGGAAGAAGACCAAAAGTTTCTCCATCAAAAGTTCTGGATATGATGTTTACTTTGGATTGTCTTCCACTGCTCTCGCACAGGAATGTGAGTTTGAAGTTGATGAAGGTGCTACCAAAGCAAAGATCAAGTCCGCATTTGTCAAGTCTCTCAAGACTAAGAAACTAAATAAGAAAGTTCTAGGCGAATTTATTTCTCTGGTGGCATGACCGAATATAAAGACAACTGGAGAGAAATTGCGAAAGCATCAGAAAAGGACCCTAAGGTGATAGACATACTTGAGAATGGTCCTAGATCTCTTACTCAATCATGGTTACTCCAAGCGATGAGATACAAATACGGAAGGACACAATAAGAAGTGTCACGAGGGGGGCGAAACTGCCCCCTTTTCCTTTTATAATGACTTCAGTTGAAACAAACAAATGTCTCGCACGAGGATGACCGACGACCAAATCATTAACGATCTCAAGAACACCTACGGCACAGAATTCACTGCTGCTGATGTTCGCGGTTATTGTGCGTCTCATGGCGTGTCCTATCCCACAGTCACCCGCCGTCTTGAAGAATACAAGGTTGGACGTGGTAAGTGGAATCTTGAGGTCACTCAAGAGACCGTTGAAGAACTTGAGCAAACCTATCAGGCACCTGCTGTGATGCCTGCCTCTGAACAAAATCTCATTCCTCAAAAAGATGATACCTTCGTCAAGTTTGGCAATTTTAGTGACGTTAAGAAAATTATTCAGTCCCGTATCTTTTACCCTACGTTTATCACGGGACTGTCGGGCAATGGTAAAACGCTTACAGTCGAACAAGCGTGCTCCCAACTCGGACGGGAACTCATCCGAGTCAACATCACGGTAGAGACTGATGAAGACGATCTTATTGGTGGTTTCCGTCTTGTTGGTGGAGAAACCGTCTGGCACAATGGACCAGTTATTGAAGCCCTGCAACGGGGTGCTGTGCTGCTCCTTGACGAGATCGACCTTGCCTCAAACAAAATCCTCTGTCTTCAATCTATTCTCGAAGGGAAAGGAGTTTTCCTCAAGAAGATTGGCAAGTGGATTACGCCAGCAAAAGGTTTCCAAGTATTCGCAACCGCCAACACCAAAGGTAAGGGCAGCGACGACGGACGATTCATTGGAACTAACGTGCTCAACGAAGCATTCCTTGAGCGGTTCCCTGTGACCTTCGAGCAGGAGTATCCCAGTCCTGCTATTGAGGCAAAGATCCTTGGCAAGATCTGTGATGATGATAAGTTCACCACTAAACTGGTGGACTGGGCTGACATCATCCGTAAGACCTTCTATGATGGTGGTATTGAAGAAATCATCAGCACCCGTCGTCTGGTTCACATCGTGAAGGCATACAACATCTTTGGTGATAAGGCAAAGGCAATCCAAGTCTGCATCAATCGTTTCGATGATGAAACGAAGCAAGCATTCTTGGAGTTGTATGACAAGGTGGATGCTGACTTCCAAATGCCAGAAGTCAAACAATTTGCTATTGACACCCAGGAGTGATATAATTATGGCAAACGCTTGGTCCTTTCTATCTGACGAATTGAACATGTCTAATCAAGATTATTGGGAAGAGGATGGTTTCAGTATTGTGGGTAATCCACTAACTGCTTCTGCCTCTCCAGACACCATTAGTTTTAGTTCTACTACTTCTCTTGGTGGTGCTACAGACACTCTTTCTCTCTATGGTGCTTCAGGTGAAGATTCATTGTCCTTTGACCTGAATCTTCCTACCACAAAACGATACAAATATAACGAAGAAGAGATTCTTAAAGAACTCTCTGACTACATTAGTGGAACATACAAACAGCACTATTCTGCTGGTGATGATGCTATCCAAACTCTTGACCTCATTGAGGCATGTGGTGATGGTGAAGCATTCTGCCGCAGCAATATCCTGAAGTATGCTTCTCGCTATGATAAGAAGGGTACTGCCCGTCGTGACATTTTGAAGATCCTGCATTATGCTGTACTTCTGATGCATTTCAACGACAAAAATGCTCAACGTGAAATCTATCCTCAGTGATGAAAATCCGAACTCGTATGAAACTTTCTGATAATACCCTTTCCCTGCTCAAGAACTTCTCTTCAATCAATCAGTCTATTCTGTTCAAGAAGGGAAACACTCTTCGCACCATCAGTGTGATGAAGAACATTCTGGCAGAGGCAACGGTTACAGAAGACTTTGCTAAAGACTTTGGCGTCTATGATCTCAACCAGTTTCTGAATGGTCTGGGTCTTCACTCCAGTCCCGAACTTGACTTCGGTAATGATGGTTATGTTGTTATCCGTGAAGGTAAGTCTCGATCAAAGTATTTCTTTGCCGACCCTAGTGTCATCGTGACTCCTCCAGAAAAGAGTATCGAACTTCCTAGTGAAGATGTTCGCTTTGAACTGAGCACTGAGCAATTGGACAAACTGCTGAAAGCAGCAGGTGTCTATCAACTGCCCGACCTTTCTGCCGTGGGTGAGAATGGTGTGGTCAAACTGGTTGTTCGTGATAAGAAGAACGACACTTCCAATGACTATGCTGTGGTTGTTGGTGAGACTGACAAAGAGTTCACATTCAACTTCAAAGTGGAGAACATCAAGGTCCTCCCTGGAACTTATGAAGTGGTTGTGTCACAAAAACTTTTGTCTCGTTTCACTGCTAAGAACCACGATCTGACCTATTATATTGCTCTGGAACCAGATTCAACTTTCGGATGAATATCTTCGTAACCGATCCCAGTCCTCATGTATCTGCTCAGGTATTACCTGACAAGCATGTGGTTAAGATGCCACTGGAGACGTGCCAGATGCTTTCCATCGTGTACTCTCCTTGGTATTATGACTGGGGTCCTATTCACAAGACTGATGGTGAACCATACGCCACAAAGAAAGGTGCTTTTCGCAATCATCCATGCACTAAGTGGGCAGCAGAATCCATATTCAACACAGCATGGTTGATTCAACATGGATGTGCTCTTGCCCATGAATACTGGCACCGTTATGGTAAGGTTCACTCCTGTGCTCAAACTTTGTTTGAAGCAAAGAAACTGTTTCACAAAACTACCGAGAAAGCAGTAACATGTTATTCGATGGCAGAAAACTTCACCCGTGCGATGCCCGATGAGTACAAACTTGACGCAAGCATTGACACTTTTACTGCTTACAAAATGTATATCGCATCCAAACCTTGGGTTGCATCTAATTATCTTCGTGACGAATCCAGAAAACCGGATTGGGTATAAATGAAACACATTCTTTTTACATTGAAGGGTTGTCCGTTTGAACTCCTTGACGACAAAGAGTTTATTCGGATGCTTTTGTATAGAGCAACAAAAGAATGTAAGTCTACCCTACTAAACCTGGCAGTACATAAGTTTGATCCGCAAGGTGTAACTAGTATTGCTATGCTTGCTGAGAGTCACATCAGCATTCACACCTGGCCTGAGAAAGGTATGGCAGTTTGCGATATCTTTACTTGTGGCGATACCGCTACGCCCGAAGATGGTGTAGAATATATGAAACAGCAGTTGAAAGCAACTGATATTGTTTCCCATGATTTTGTTCGTCCTTTGGAATGATTATGCGAGATGAATTTCTCTGGGTTGAAAAGTATCGACCCAAAACTATTGAAGAATGTATTTTACCAACTTCTATTAAGGAGACCTTTCAAAACTTCCTAGATAAAGGAGAGGTTCCCAACCTGCTTCTGGCAGGTCCCGCAGGTTGTGGTAAAACTACTGTAGCAAAAGCACTATGTAACGAACTGGGGGTAGATTATTATGTCATCAATGGATCCGATGAGGGACGCTTCCTTGATACGGTCAGAAATACTGCAAAAAATTTCGCTTCGACCGTATCACTTCAAGCGACTGGCAGACCCAAAGTCATCATTATCGACGAAGCTGATAACACAACAAACGACGTACAACTCCTACTTAGGGCGTTTTGCGAGGAGTTTCATGGCAACTGCAGGTTCATCTTCACCTGTAACTACAAAAACAAAATCATCGACCCCCTCCACTCCCGTTGTGCCGTCGTTGAATTTTCAATCAGAGGAAAAGAACGACAAGAACTTGCCGCCCAATTCTTCAAGCGGTTACAAACCATCCTGGATCAGGAGAGTGTTGGATATGAGTCGAAAGTTCTTGTCGAACTCATCAACAAACACTTCCCTGATTGGCGACGTGTCCTCAATGAATGTCAAAGGTATTCGTCAGGAGGACAAATCGACACCGGTATCCTTGCCCATTTTTCCGACGTAAAGGTAAATGACCTTATCAAGAAACTCAAGGAGAAGGACTTTCCTGAGGTACGCAAGTGGCTCGTTTCTAATCTGGATAACGATACTTCTGTACTCCTTCGCCGCATCTATGATGCTCTATATGATGCCCTTAGCAACTCTAGCATTCCTGCTGCTGTGCTTGTTCTTGCTAAGTATCAGTACCAATCTGCTTTCGTTGCCGATCAGGAAATAAATATGCTTGCTTGTCTAACCGAAATTATGGTGGAGTGTGAGTTCAAATGAGTCCCTTTAAAGACCCTGAATATAGGAGAGAATACCATAGACAAAGGTATTTAAAAAACAGAGAAGAAGTAAGAAAAAGAAGAGTAGAACGATATTGGAAAGATGTAGAAAACTCTCGCCAAAGAGGTAAAGACTATTATCAAAATAGAAAAGAAAAAGCAAAGGAATATCGAGATGAGCATAGTGAAGAAAGAAAAGTTTATTTTAAAAAAAGATATTATGATACACTATCGGAGTGTATAGAAAAGTTAGGAGGTGAGTGTGTAAAGTGTGGAGCAACAGAAAGACTTGAATTTGATCATATCAACCCTAAGGATAAATTATTTGAGATTACCAAAGGATTTCTAATGGGTGATAGAGAGAAATTTCAAGAAGAGTTGGATAAATGTCAATTGTTGTGTTATGATTGTCATCTAGAAAAAACTAAACAAAATCGTTTAAATGGTGGATTGAAATGACGCATTATAGTAGTCCCACAGGTCTTTATAGTATCAGGTTTAAATCTGATTTAATCCATGAAGGTCTTGAGCATACAGAGTGCTCTGAACTTATGGATTATTATAGAGAGAGGTATAAGAATCTAAAGGATTCTGGATGGCCATTGGAACCTGAGTATATGCATGTTGAAGAATTTTCTGGTACTTTGGTGTTGAGTAAAAAATGACTGAAGAACAACTAGAGCACGAACGGTGTGTTGATGATGACTATAATGTAATCAATCATTACTATCGCGCTAAATATTGGCACCCCAACATCCCATTCTTTCTCCAAGATGAAAAAGGAGACACTTATGAATTTGGATGGAGTTTGATTTACCAGTACATTGAGAAATTGACTAATGACTAAACCAAGAGTGAAATCCCCTAGACAAAAGAAATCCAGAACCTACTATTACTTCTGGAGTTTCATGGCACTTACAGTATTCTTCGGACAAATTTATGTCGGATATGGATACCGTCTCATGCATGGAAGTATTCTAGACTTGATGGATAAAGTTGATGGAGTTCTTCTCCACAAAGGTGATACCCCTAATTTTTATTGATTATGAACGTTAAAGTTATTCGTATGTGGTCCGGCGAAGATGTCGTC